CGCGCTTTCACCTTGCGGTGGGTTCTGGGGTCTAAGACCCTCACAGAGCTCAATACCCTGAGATGAGAACTACGTAGAGTCCTCGGATTCGTCGTCATTTAAGACGTCATCTTTAAAGATGTCATACAGGAGCAATCCTGAAATCCGCCTCCCAATGAGGTGGTGAAGGTGAAGAATCACCTTGGTGACCGGGTCACCCATTAGTACACCACGTTTGGTGTAAAATACTTCGATCGGTGCTCCATTCCGATCAAGGGTCTCCACTTGACGTGGAGCTGTCAGTGCGAAAAGCACTGTTTGTCTATACCATTCCGGTATACCCAGGCTCTCAAGGAACCTGTTCAACATTGCTCCTGCAATGTAAGGGTCACAGTAATTTGTGGCCTCTGTCATGTCCATGGACATGACTGCTGTTTCAATGCCTTCATTGAAAATAAAGCTCGCACTAGGGTTCTTGTGCGAAAGACGCTTGAAGAAATTCCAAGCATGATTGGCGGCTCCAATGCCGCTTTCACTCGAGGGAAAGGCCTCAAGTATTTTGAGTCCCATGTGAGACATGGGATGAAGCAACACTGCGTGTTGCAAAGTAGAAACCGTTATGGTTCTGTATTTCCCTAGTTCAGCGACTAGGGATATCCTGCAACTCATACAGTTGCGGGCATAGATCGTCTTGCGATCCTTGAAAGTTCCACATGCCCAGTGGAACAGGCGTTCACCGATGGGTGAATCTGTGGTAAGGATTTTACCACTATACTGACCTGTGTGAAGGTCAATCTCCGGGATTTCCGGATTTGCGCGTAAAACGCGTCTAGCGGCCTCAAGTTTGCCGCCTTTGTCTGTGGTAGTGAAAAACTCCCCAGAATCTGAAAGTGAGATCTTCGCAGATCGCACAACATTGTCAAAGAATTTGACACGATTCTCGTCCCCTCCGAGACGAGTAAGTAGATCATGATAGAAATGATCTGTAGCCCTCTTAAGAGGGTCCTCTATGGTTTCATAGAGCTCCCGGCTGCTAGGAGTCAGGAGAATAGCCTTGGTCTTGGCCAAGGTGCGGTCGTATACCGCCTGGGGTGGAACCCCAGATGCTCTTGTCTGCGACAAGATCATGACCTGCAGATAGGTCAAGGGGGTCTCCCCCCTTACAAGTGATAATGCGGTACGCATTACCGAAAGTTCCCTAGGAACTACGACATGTGACATGTCAGAAGCCGGATTGAATCCGTGCATTTTGATCTCCTTGCGGAGATTCTTTACCTTGTCAAAGGTAAGAGCCCTGGTAGGGCTAGATTCCTTGAAGTAATCATCAAGGAGTTGCATGATCAGACACCGTGTGATCTGATCGATTCGCTTCCATGACTGGAAGTCGGTTGAGCCTGGAAAGGCCAATACGACCTGCATGACCAGGCCGTCAACTGTAGCAAGAATGCTACGAAATCTCTGCACAGCAGAGACTGATATCCTGGAGTCTTTGACTACCTGGAAATTCTCTGGACCTTCACAGGTCCTGTAACCCGCCAAAAGACGGGATATCTTGCGTTGAAAAACGCAAGACTCATACTTGCCTTTGGCAAGATCGCGGTACCAGTAGGTACCACGCTTCAAGACACGCATAGCGTGTCTCACATTGGGTAAGTTCTCGAAACTCACCCTATTGTCGAGACCAGTGATCTCGCGAGGGAGTTTGTTCTCCCAGATATTGTCTGCATTGTGACAGACATTTATCTTTGGGCAATCGATTTTGCCCAAAAGGTTATTGCTCGTGAAGAGCAAGTTCACATCGAAGAAACTTCGATGCCTTTGCTTCTCTGTACACTTACAGAGGTGTTCTCGAAATCTTCCGTGACGGAGGATTGAAGTCCCTGGAAAGGACTTGAGAGATAGCACATCGCTATCACCCTCCCAAGGAGGGCATGGTGCAGCTGCTGCCACCACATCATTAGATGGATCAGCCATTTAAAACTCTCGATAGAGAAAAG